TCTGCGTCGCGATGACACACATGAGCCATGCGTTTCGAGGAACATCCAGCCGATTCCTGCATGTTTTTCCAGTAATTCTGCATGTTTTCTGAGAGGCCCCTGGTGCCCCAACATTACGCCACGGGCGCGTCCAAACATGCTCCGCATAACGAGGCGAACATGCGATCAAAACGCGACAGTGCGCAAACGGTGGCCCCACGTTTCGAGATGCCAAACCATGGAGGAATGCGATGAGTGACGGAAACAACCAGGTCGATCCGACGAGGCTTTCGGTAGAGCTGGCGGCGAAGCTACTTTCAGCCGCGTACCGAGAACGCATCGAGCCAGAGAAGATCCGACTAGACCTACAAGACGGTGCGCCGGTGAACGTTGATGGAACGATCAACCTCGTGCACTACAGCGCATGGCAAGCAAAGGAGATGGGACGTGGCGAGTGATCCAAGGAAGCTAAAACCAAGCGAGCTATGCCGACTGCTCAACTCGACGCCGCTAGGAGAGGTGATCAGCGAACGTCAACTCTATCGGCATCGTCAACGCGCCGGCGCACGCATCGGCGACAACAAGACCGTTGACTTGCTTCGCTATTGCGCTTGGATGCATGTCGTACGACATACTCCTCGTACGACAAACGGTGTCGATCCATACGATGCGATGAAGGAGCGAGCGCGTGCACGCAATGCAGCGCTTGCACTTGCCGGTCGTGATATTGGCGAATTGCCGGAGGTCGATAACCCAGATCGCAAGGATCGCGCATCGCGTGACTTCAGGTACTTTTGTGAGACTTACTTTCCGCTCACGTTTCATCTCGCCTGGTCGCCGGACCATATCAAGGTCATCAATAAGATTGAGCAAGCCGTCGTGCATGGAGGTTTGTTCGCATTGGCGATGGCGCGCGGCAGTGGTAAAAGCTCGATTGCTGAAGTCGCATGCATTTGGGCAGTGCTCTATGGTCATCGCAACTTCGTATGTTTGATCGGCAGCGATGAGGGGCATGCTTGTGACATGCTCGACTCGATCAAAACCGAACTCGATAGCAATGAGTTGCTCTTGGCAGACTTCCCAGAGGTCTGCTTTCCAATTCAAGCCCTCGATGGAATCTCGAATAGGGCCAATGGCCAGCTCTACAAAGGCAAACGCACGCAAATCGGATGGACTGCGAAAGAAGTTGTACTACCATCGATCGATGGTAGCAGTGCCAGCGGTGCAATCATCAAAGTTGCCGGCCTGACCGGTCGAATCCGTGGTATGAAGTTTAAACGTCCCGATGGCAGAACGGTTCGTCCAAGCTTGGTAGTACTCGATGATCCTCAGACCGACGAAAGTGCTCGATCGTTGTCGCAGTGCGCGAATCGAGAAAGCATACTCGCCGGCGCGGTACTTGGTCTAGCTGGCCCAGGCAATAAGATCTCGGGCATCATGCCCTGTACTGTCATTCGCCCAAGCGACATGGCCGACAATATTCTGGATCGCAATCGCCATCCGGAATGGAATGGCGAGCGCACCAAAATGGTTTATGCGTTCCCGAAGAATGAATTGCTCTGGGAGCGTTATGCAGAGATCCGCGCTGAAGGGATGCGTGGCGGTGATGGTGGTGATGCGGCCACCGAGTTCTATCGGCAGAACCAGGCGGCGATGGACGACGGAGCCGTTATTGCTTGGCAGGAGCGGTTCAACTACGACGAACTTTCGGCCATCCAACACGCGATGAATCTCAAATTGCAAGACGAAGCAGCGTTCTTCGCCGAGTACCAGAACCAACCATTGCCTGCAGAAACGGTGGTTGATGGGATGCTCAAGCCAGAAGAAGTGTCGATGAAGATCAACCGCATGGATCGTGGCTTGGTTTCGATTGGCGCGAATCATCTCACCGCATTCATCGACGTCCAGCAGAAGTTGCTCTTCTATGTAGTCACCGCTTGGGAGGACGATTTCACGGGTTATGTGATTGACTACGGTTGCTACCCTGACCAGCAGCGTCCGTATTTCACGCTGCGCGAAGCCCGCCAGACGTTGAGCTCCGAAGCGACTGGAACCGGACTCGAGGGATCGATCTATGCCGGCCTCGAATCGCTAACTTCAAAACTACTCGATCGCGAGTGGCAGCGAGATGACGGCGCTGCGATGCGCATCGGTCGATGTCTGATCGACGCCAACTGGGGGCAATCGACAGATGTGGTCTACCAGTTCTGCAGGCAGTCGAAGCACGCCGCTGTGATCATCCCCAGCCACGGTCGTTTCGTTGGCGCGTCGAGTTTGCCGTTCAGCGAGTATCGTCGCCGGCCAGGTGATCGCGTAGGACTCAACTGGCGTATCCCGAACGTTCATGGCAAGCGCGCAATCCGTCACGTCGTCTACGATACCAACTGGTGGAAGTCGTTTATCAATGCTCGCCTTCGTGTCTCTATGGGCGATCGCGGCTGCCTGTCGCTCTTTGGCACAAACGCCGAAACGCATCGTATGTTCGCCGAGCATTTAACCTCAGAGTACTTCATCAAGACCGAGGCGCGCGGTCGGAACGTTGATGAATGGAAGCAGCGACCGGAGCAGCCGGACAACCACTGGTTCGACTGCCTTGTGGGTTCCGCAGTTGCGGCATCGATGCAAGGAGCAATTTTATTTGGAATTGATTCAACACGCGAAATAGCCCCAAAACGCCTGAGTTTTAAGGACATCCAGCAGAACCGACGCAAATAGTTTTGGGACGTCGTTCGGACAAATTGCATAGTTAGTACTGGAAGAGGCAATCGAGTTTCTTTTTCACTCGAAGAGGGTTTCCAGATGTCAGACAACTTGCAAGAGACGATTCGCGAAAGTGCGAAAGCACCTGCTAAGGCATCTGGAGATGCCGGTAGCGTCGAGCAGCACAAGCTCACGGAGCAGATCGCTGCTGACAAGTATCTGGCATCCAAGGCGGCCGCCTCTCAACCGAAGCGTGGCCTTCGATTTAACAAGCTCGTGCCACCGGGTGCGGACTAATCGGTTCGTAACTGATCGAGCTTGATTCTATAGGCAGGGGTGTCGGGTTTAACAGAAGGGATTGATTCACGGATGTTTAAGTTGTTGTCAGGGATTCTGAGCAGGAACGGCGATCGTAAAGATCGATCGCTCGTCCGTGGACGCTCGGCCCGACACCCCTGGTCGTTGGTGAGAATGCTTGGTCGCTACGACGCTGCGACCACCACGGTCGACAACGTTCGCCACTGGGCAGCCGCTGACGGACTATCGGCCAGTGCGGCCAATAGCCCTGAAGTGCGCCGCACGCTACGCAACCGTTCGCGTTACGAGATCGCTAATAATTCTTACGCTCGCGGCATCTCGCTGACCCTGGCTAACGATTGTGTTGGCACTGGTCCGCGTTTGCAGATGCTGACCGCCGACGCGTTTGCAAATCGCTTTGTGGAGCAAGAGTTCTTTGCGTGGGCTGATGCCGTTGGTTTGGCTGAGAAGCTACGCACGATGCGGCTCGCACGCGTATCGGACGGAGAGTCGTTTGGATTGTTAACCAACAACCCAAGAATCAATTCTCCCATTCAACTCGATCTGAAGCTAATCGAAGCTGAACAGGTCACATCGCCCATTTTGGACCTCGATAGTTTCCGCTACCACGATGGCATTCGCTTCGATGAGCATGGCAATGCGATCTCTTATGATGTCCTCCGAGAACATCCAGGCGACGACGCTTTCTCGTTAACCGAGAACTATGACACCATCGATGCCAGTTCAATCCTTCACTATTTCCGCAGCGATCGGCCAGGGCAAATCCGTGGTATTCCCGACATCACGCCGGCGCTGCCTCTGTTTGCACAACTGCGTCGATTCACGCTGGCAGTGTTAGCGGCTGCCGAAACAGCGGCTGACTTTGCTGGGATTCTCTACACCGACGCGCCGGCAGGTGGCGAAGCCGATGCGGCCGAACCGTTTGAACCGATCGAACTGGAGAAGCGGGCTCTGCTAACGATGCCAGGCGGTTGGAAGATGGCTCAGATGCATGCCGAGCAACCGGCCACTACTTACGCCGAGTTCAAACGCGAGGTCTTAAACGAGATCGCGCGTTGTTTGAACATGCCGTTCAACGTCGCTGCTGGTAACTCATCCGGTTACAACTACGCATCAGGGCGACTCGATCATCAAACCTACTTCAAGTCGATCCGTGTCGAGCAGTCGCAAATGGCTCGCACCATTCTGGATCGCATTCTGTACGCATGGCTGCGTGAAGCGATTCTCATCGAAGGCTATCTGCCTAACTCGCTTCGCACTCTCGACTCGTCGTTCGAGCATCAATGGTTTTGGGACGGACATGAGCATGTCGATCCGGCCAAAGAAGCCAATGCCCAGAGAATCCGCCTCGCCAATCATACGACAACTCTGGCCCATGAATACGCGAGGCAGGGGCGTGATTGGGAGGCGGAACTTAAACAACGCGCGAAAGAGGTCTCGCTCATGCACGAGCTAGGACTCTCTATGGATTCAACTTCACTTTCTCCTGGAGATGTAACGGATGACGATGACACAGCAGTCAAGTAAGCAGAGTGAAATGGATGCCGAATCGGTGCCCAGCTCGCTGCGAATCGTTTGTGACGATGCCAGTTCGATTAACTTGCAAGCAGCGGAGTCTGCCGAAGAAGGCAAGCCGGCGCTGCGAAAGTTCTCAATGGTTGCGTACACCGGTGGCGCGATGCGTCTTGGTGGCTGGCCTTACCCTGTCGTTGTGGACCTAGCAGGCATGCGAGTGACTCGCAAGTCGCGCCCAATTCTCAAGGACCACGATCGCGCCAGTATCGTTGGTCACACCGACGACATCATGGTCGGCGATTCGAGACTGGAGGTCGCCGGCGTAATCTCGGGTGTTGGTAACACAGCTCAGGAAGTCATCGCTACCAGCGAGAACGGTTTCCCTTGGCAAGCGTCGCTTGGTGCGAACGCCGACAAGGTTGTCTTCATTCCCGAAGGCAAGACCGCAACCGCTAACAGTCGTGAGTTCAAAGGTCCCGTTTACATCGCTCGCAAGTCAACGCTGGGTGAAGTCTCGTTCGTCGCCCTCGGTGCCGACGATGAAACCGAGGCTCGCATCGCAGCTGGCCAAGCTGGGGATGACGAGGACCTCGACAACGAACAGCCGAATGACGAGACCACCGAGTCCGATGATTCGGAACTCGATCCTGTCAATGCAAGCTTGGACCTGGGTGGCAAGCCTAAGCGTCCTATCACTAGTGGAGTTGTTTCCAAG